CCGGATGCGACTGCGGTGGCAATCAACGCCGCCGTAGTGACGCAAAAGCTCTCGCAGATGGCCGCAGGGTTTGTTTACACGCCAGAGCCGGTCTGGTTCAGCGGCCACAAGTTCGACCGGCTGGAGGAACTGCTAGCCGAGAACCAGCAGGCCAACACTATCGTCTTCTACAACTTTATCGAGGAACTCAATGAGCTACAGCGACGCTTCCCTCACGCCCGAACGGTTGACAGCATTGATGACTGGAACGCCGGACGAGTACGCCTTCTATGTCTGCACCCGCGATCCGCCGGGCACGGGCTCAACCTCCAGCACGGCGGGCACCACATCGTTTGGCTCAGCTTGCCTTGGAGCCTTGAGCTGTTCGAGCAGGCCAACGGGCGCTTGCACCGATCCGGGCAGCGCCACGACGTCTGGTGCTACGTCATGATCGCCAACCAGACGGTCGACGAGAAGATATGGGCCGCGCTGCACAGCAAGCAGGCGGTCAGTGACATTGCAATGGAGAGCTTGAAATGAACACTTTGAAAGACCGTATTCGCTCGACGAAGGCGCAGTTCCGCATCGCCGTCAAGCAGTACAACCAAGCGCAGCGCCTGATGGAGCGGCTGAAGAAATCACTCGAACAACTGGAGAAAAAAGATGAACTGGCGCGAGCTAAACAAAAAGCTAAACATGCTGACCGAGGATGAGGTGCTGGCGCTGCTTGAGATTGAACGCCAAGGCGCCAAGCGCGTGACGTTCTTGGAGCGCCTGCACCAGCGGTACGCCATGCTACGCGCAGCGCGGGAACGAGTTGAACTACTAAAGGAGGCCGTAAGATGAAAGCCCGTATCCTAGACCCCAACTTTAAGTACATCTGCGCGGCAGCGACGGACATTCAAGCAACCTGGCGCAAATTTGGATGGAGACCACTTAGTGAAATGCCCGACATGCGGAGCCTGGACGGAAGTGAAAGAGACACGCCAGAAGAACGGCTACATACAGAGAGCGAGGATATGCGGCAATGAGCACCGATTTTTCACAGAAGAACGCGCCAGACTTCCAAAGCTGGCAGCCAGCGACGCTGGCAAAGTTCGCGCAGGACGCCTACGCAAAGATGCAAGAGCAGCAGGACGAGATCATGCACCTGCGCCAAGACCTGAAGACGGCGATTAACGCCTATCGGGACTTGTTACGCCGTTAGCGTTTTGGACTCGGCCTCAACCGAGTCCAACCGGCGCATCCAGCCTTTGCCGAACGTGGCGAAGGTGGACAGGCTCTTGTAGTGAGCTTCACGCAGATCGCAGAACTTCTCAATGAGTTCATTGGCGGGCATGGCCGTTACAGCGGCCAACGTCTTGGGGCCGATCTGCCCGTCAACTGGGACGCCTACGGCTTGCTGGAGGAACTGAGCAGCCCGGCCAGGACCAGCATTAACGGCGCAATCAACAACGCACAGATCAACACCAGAAGGAAGCTCATCACCGCGAACGACATCCCAGTAACGCTTTTTATACAGCGGCGCAACCATATCAGGCGTGAGCGAGCGCATGTCGGCTTCGGTGGCAGCACCACCCGACCAGTCTTCCCAGACACGTTTAGTCACTCCTAGGTTAGTCATGCCGCCAGGGTCGGCAGGATGGTTGACGTAACCACCCTCGTACTTGAGGATGTGCTTGAGCGCTTCTTCCCAATTGTGTTTCATTTTTTCGCCATCATTTCTGTTTTGGCTTGCGAGCCGGCAGACGAGCCAAAGTAGTAGGCGATGATACCCGTCCAAGCGGTGCCCAAGCTGCCCAGCATCATCAAGATGGCCGGGTTGTTGCTGTCAACTTGGTTGAAGAACATCATCACCACGATGCCAAAGAACCCGATGGTGACCGCGCTAGCCAGGATAGGCGGCATCATCGAGCGGGTGGTGGCCTGCATCTCGCGGGCGCTCTTGCGGTCGTCCACAGCCAGCTTCTCGAAGTTTAGCCCCAACTCCTGCGCCTGCTTGGCAAGCTCAATCTCGGCCAACTTTAGCTGCGCCACTTGATCGGCGCTGAGCTTGTTGCTAGAGATCATGTCTTGGACCTTGTCCTCATCCACGCCGATGGCTTTGGAGATGGCCGACACAGCCATGCCGGCTAGCGGGCCACCCAGCGCGGTGGCGACGGTGGGTGCGATCTGTTTAAGCCAGTCCATGCTCACTCCTTCTTCGTGGTGACAACGTCATCACCCTTACGAACGGTAACCTTGTCACCCTCAACGTCAACGCGCATTGGCTGCTCAAGGCGGTCGAGCTTGTCGATCAGTTGCTTCATGACCTCAAACTCGGGCTTTTCTTGTTTGGTGTTTGCGCCAGCGATGCCGTTGAGCATGGAGATGAGCGCGGTCAAAGCGGCGCCCAGCAGGCCCATAACGGCGGCGATCTTCTCATTTTCCAGCACCACGCTAGAACCGACGCCGATCACGATGATCAACGTGATGTAGAAGAGGCCGCTTTCACCAATCGCTTTACCAGCCACTTCCTTGGCGGTGCTCTGCGCTTGCAGTCTGCTCAGCTCAACTTTGGCCTGTTCTTTGATAAGCGCGAGTTCGTGGTTCAGGTCTTGGTCTGACATATTTACACCTTCAGCAGCTCCAGAGCCACGCCAGCAACAACGCCAGGCAGCGCGGTCGCTATGGCGTCCCAAACGTCAGGCTGGCCTTCTTTGCGATACCACTGCTGAAACTCGTAGAAGATGCCAAACACGATGCCACCGATGGCAACGGCCCAGCCTACAGATAGAAAGTGGACCGCGCCAAAGACGATGGTCGAGCCAACGCCCATGCCTAGGTGCAGCAGTTTGTCTTTTGGGATCATTTGTCCACCTTACCGTCGAGCTTGTCGAAGATGCGCCCCAGCATCAACTTGATGTCGGCCATGTCGGCGCGGTAGTCGTCACGGGCGACGTAGTGCGACGGCATCTGGCGCACGTCAGCGTCGAGCCGGTCGATGGCCTGGTAGATGCGGTTGAGTGTCCAACCCCCGAAGAACCCAGCGACGGCGACGGCAATGTTGAAGAGGATTTGGTAGTCCATGATCAAGGTCTTTGAGCAGCGACAGGTGTGGCGATAAGAGTAGACAATAGCGCGTTATTTAATGGCTCAGTAGCCATCAAATTATTAACCGGGCGGTCGTAGGTTGGCAATGCTCGGCGTTGGCCCATTGGGGACAGCAGATAGTTGCGAGCGCCATATGACACCGTGCCGGGCGCCATAGCTCCTAACATAGCCCCCATCGACGCGCCTTGCGCGCCGCCAAACATCGCGCCGGCGCCTGCACCTACGCCGCCGCCCAACGTTGGGCCAAGCATGGTGCCCGCGCCGGGCGTACCCATTGTGCCCGGCGGCACCATCACAGGCCGCGCGGCATTGGCAAAGCGTGCGATCAGGTCAAGATCGCCGCTGAAATACCGCCCCCGCGTTTGCAAATCGTTCGCCAGTTGCCGGGCGTTGACAGAACCCCCACCCTCAACGATTGCATCTTCTACTGCGTGGCTGACCGCCATACGCTGACGCGAAGCGCGGAACTGATCAAGCATGGCTTGCGTGTTTGGGTTTCCGGCAGTTTGGAGCGACCGCTCAATTTGGTCTTCCAAAGCATTGCTGATTGCGCGCTGCGCCAGCCCCATCTCATTGTCGCCGCGAGCCAAATTTGCGCGGGAAGCCTCGCGCAGCGTGCGGGTAGCGCCTACGGCATCAGCGGCGTTAAATTGCCCGACGCGATAGTTAGCCACCAAGTCTTGCACTGGCTGCGGTATGGCGTTAGGAAACGACCGGCCAGGGCCGGTATACGCGGCAAGAACATTGTTTAGCGCGTTGTCAAAATCTTGGTCAGCGCGTACAACGCCAATGTTGTTAAGCGGCGCGTACCCTCGCTGGTACTCTTGCCCGCGAATCTGGCGCATGTTTTCACGAGTGAGCGGCGCGTCATCCGGCAGACTTAGCGCGCGGCGCGACAAGCGATCTGTTACCTGTTGGTTCTGCGACGCAGCCTCTTGCTGAGTGCGGGTCTTGCCGCCCAAGCGTTCAAGCAGCACGTTTTGCGCGCTGGGGGTGATGCTGCCTGGCGTAACAAGATAGCCCTCGGCTTGACCTGCGCGGATCGTCAAGTCGCGCACAGCGTTGCGGGCCTGCTCGGCTTGCAGCCGCGCTTGTCTAGCCTGCGCGGCAGTTGTTATTGCGGAAGGCGTTGCCATAGATACCGCCACGCCCGCTACGGGGCTACCCGTTAGCTCTGTGGTGGTTTGCCCGGCAGTGCCTGCGGCCAGACCTTTAGCCGCACTTGCGCCTATCTCACGCAAAGACGCTGCTGGCGAGATCATGCCGCCCGTAGCGGCTTGCAGACCGACATCAAGAATGCGCTGGCCTGTGGTCATGCCTTCGGTCGGCTTAATCAGCCCCATCCGCTGAAATGCTTCAGACACCGGCTGACGCGGAGCGGTCACTTCAGGCGCCAACGCTGGGTAGCCGGCCGCCGTCACGGCCGTCCCATATGCCATCTTTGCGAGGTTGGCGATGTTTTGCGGCGTGTTAATGAACAAATCCGCAGCGCCAGCAATTGCTTTGTAAGGGGCGCTAGTGGCAACGCCTAGCGTAGATGGCGGCTGACGCGGGCCAGGAATGCCAGATGGCGGCGCGGCAGTAAAT